AATTTTAACTGGGAACAAAGACAAATGCCTTGGCAGACGGAGTTCGATAGGAATCAGAAAGTCCAGAAGCAAGTAGGTTATTTGTACGAGAAAAAATGCAAAGAGATAAAATTATGGAACTGACTGAGGACGATATTACAACTATACTTACACGCATTGATTTACTCCGCAAGGACTCCGCAATGCTTTCACATAGGATTGACCAGGATATGATGAGACGTAAATCCGTACAGGAGGAGAAGAAACGTCTTAAAGGCCTATTGGCTCAGCACGCAGAACTTTCCGCGAAAGCGGGTAATTAGGGTAGCCCTCATCGCTTTTTTGTGTTTTTTAGCGGTGAGGGCTTTTACTTGTCCTGTTCGGATTCTTCTTTAGCTTGCTCAAGAAGTTCTGGATCAACTAATCTTGAACCAATAGGAGAAAGCATATAACTACGTATGACTCTCTCATTAGCTTTATTTGCTGTACTATGTTGTAATAAAGTTACCATTAACTCAGGGTCACGTACTGCATCAATTAATAACTGACGAGCTTTGTCAGCAGTTAAATCATTTAACCATTTTCTTGCAACTGATGAACCAATGGATGCGGATTGTATTGATCCGCCAGATGTGCTTGAAAGTTTTGCACCAAGTTTTGCTCCAACAATTTGTGCAATTTTTTCAATAATAAATCCAGCCCTATCGTCCGTAATGCTTGTTAATGGGGCAGCGGATGATTGTAGTTGTAAAGAAGCCATCTTTTGGGCTACATCCACAAGTTCTGCCATTTCCTGTGGATTGAAAACTTGTCTTAAAGTATCTGTTAATTTTGCATCCTGTAGGATTCTCTTGAACTCTAATCCATTAATTACTGGCCGTCCTTGGCTGTCTAGTCGTGTTGTAGTTATAGTATCAACTAAGTACTCAGAAACAGAGGATCTTAATCCATTAAGTGCATCACCGGTTGTATCTTTCCTAGCTGCGTTTACTAATAATTGCATTGATTCGCTAGGTGTAGCTGAGTTGAATACTCGCTTTATAGCTACATCTGCTGGCTGATTAATAATAGCCGCAAAGCTGGATACTCTAGGATTATCTAAACTTTTTCTTAACGCATCAGATCTTTTGGTTATTAACCTCAAGGCATCATCCGCATTCCTTGCAGTAATTAGTTGCGCTCTAACGGTAGGTACTAGATCCAATATTTCTTCATTTTGTCGTAAGAAATTATTAGCTACCGCCTGGCTACGCAATCTTCCTGTAGTTGGATCAATAACTTTACTCAAGAATTGAGCCTTTAAATAATTTGATATACCTTCAAGTGCCAATGGATCATCAGTTGCTTTTTGTAATGCCTCAAAACCTATTTTGGATTTTACGCCAGTTGGTAGTAATGTAGGTATTGTCAAGTCAGTTGGCACTTGGTCACCACCTTCTCTTGAAAAACGTAATATTTTTCCTACAGGTCCACGATTAAATTTTTCATTCATTTGACGACTAAATGCTCGTGCTGCACTAATTGTTTCGCTCACAAAAGCATCGTTTGAATCAAAATTATCTAAATCATCCATAATAGATTCTCTTAATTTTTCAGCTATGCGTGCTTTGTTTAACTGTCCACCAGCTCTAGCAGTAGTAGCTTCTTCTCCTAGTGCAATATACAAACCTTGTAATTCATTTACAGTAGTCTTTTTGACCCTAGCTCTGGATCTAGTACGAACAGTGGGTCCAATAATTCTTTTTGCGGCAGCTGGTATATCTATTGTCTGTGCGCTAGGTGTTTCTGCTAAAATTTCTTTATAGGTTTTGATTGTTTGTTTTACCTCACCTTTAGCGCTTCTTGGTATAGCTGACCACAATTCTCTTTGTTGTTTTTTAGCATCATTAAGACCTCGCTCTAATGCGTCCTTTACTACTTGATTTGAGGCTGTACGCATCGCTGATGGGTTTAATCCCTGTGTTTCCAATAAGCGCAAAGCCTCCGCAGCTTCCTCTGTTGCTTTTTCAATCCTAGCATCCATAGCTATGCGAAGTCTTTCAGCGCGTAACTTGAAAAATTCTTGTGTACTTGCAGCATTTCCACTTTCAGTAATCTTGTTGGATAACTTATTCATTACCTCAGAACGTCTTGTTGACATTTGAGCTTGTTGTTGTGGAGTTTCTCTAATTACAGTCTCCTCTAAGGCCATAAGCCCTGGTTCTTCAGATCGGGCAGCGGGTAAAAGATCAGTACCTTGTAAATCCTCAATCCTTCTAGCGGCAGCAGTAGGATCCTCAGCTAATGATTGTACTCGTCTAGCAGCTCTTGACTTTGCGCCAGCTTCAGTAAATGGGGTGATTGCCTTTAGACCAAGATTACCTAAAGTAAATCTAGAAAGTGCTTGTATGCCAACAGCGGGGACTACACCGGATGCAACCTCAGCTAATACTTGCGCTGATGGGCTAAGATCACCTGATTCTGCTGCTCTACGTGCGGTAGTAATACCTGGTACTGCTAATGCCTCAGCAGTTAATGTCCTCTTTGGTTTGTTAATAAAATCATCAAGTATTTTTTTTGATATATTCGAAGTAATACCTGAACCCTTGGATAAAACTGTAGCGGTAGCAGTAAGCGGTAAAAGAAATGTAGCTAGTTCACCAGTAACACTTCCAGCCGTTTCACCAAATGTTTCTGGATCTCTATCTGGTGTTGGCGCACCTATTGCTGCCATACCTGCTCGAATGCTTTCACTTCCACCTACTGGTCTTTCTGAACCTATTCCTATTTGATTAAGTAGTGCGTTTGTTATGTCAACAGGACCACCAGCAATTTGAGCAATGCTCTTATTTAAGAAGGGCATAAATCCACTAGGACCATCTGCTTCTTTTGTTTCAGTTGATCTTTTTCTGAACTCTTGTGCAAGGATTACAGCATCTTGTTGGGCTTGTTCATCGCCCTGTTGAGCCAAGCGATCAGCCTCCCTCAATGCTTGCTCAAATTGTTTGTCCGATAGAGCCATACTATTTTATATTAAGGTATCTATTAGCAATACTAGTAATATCGTTAGGATTAGTAACTAGATCAACATCAGCAACAACTTGCTCAGGAACACCAAGTAAGCGTTGGAAATTACGTAAATCTTGACGAAGTATGCGAAGTTGTCCCTTGTCTCTTTGAGGGTAACGAGGGCGTTGTAAGATTTCGTCAATCTGTTTTATACGCCTTGTCATTGTCTCATCAATACTTCTCATCTTTGATTGCAAGGTGGTTGGATCCATAAATGCTCCTGGGGTAATATCAAGTGCTTCACGCAATGATGCCATTTCAGTAGCAAGAACTTTTGGACTAGCTCTAAGGGTCTTTATAATTTCTTCTTGTGCGGTAATTAGAGTCTGTTGATCCTGTATAACCTGTGGATCTTGTATCTCTGGATCAGCGCCAACTCCAGAAAGAGCGCCACCAACCAATCTTTGAGCTGTTGAAAACAAAGTAGGAGCTAATCCAGTTACCGTATCATTAGCCATTGAATACAAAGTTCTTGAGTTCTCTTCTGAACCCTGTACTAAATCAGCATCAATCAAAGCCTTGTCAACTATCTCTGGTTTTATGTTTGCTGTTGTCAGTTCTCCTGTTTTTTTGTTAACCAAATTTATTGCACCGGTTTCTGGATCAAGAATAGTGCTTACATTACCAAGAACTAAATCAGTTGCTTCTTGTCTAGTCATCTCAGGATTTACTTGTAGTAATAAATTTATTTTTTCAGCAGTAGCACTTAATTTTGGTGCTTGAGCAGCTTCTAGCTTAGCTAAGTTCATAATTTGCTCTTGCTCACGTTGGAACTGAAAGGCCTTACCTACAGCAGGATCTTTTACTATAGCCTTAGCTAGGTTAGGATCATCTATACCAAGAAGGCTCTGGATAGCATTAATACTTATTTGCTCATTCTCCTTCTTCTCCTTGGCTTGCACGAAGTTATTAACAGCTTGGTTCACGCTATTAGCTAAATTAACATTAGCTTGCTGAACCATAGCATTTGCTTGAATTGCTGGACGAGTATCCAGCATTCCAAGATTTACGTTAACTGGACTGCTTCCTCTTATAGCCATATTATTTCATATATTGACCAAATACCCCATAATTAGGAGTAAAGGTAGAAGCCGGTGTCAATGAGCCAAGTGTATTCATCTGCAAGGGCATTGTGGACTGAATGCCGGGAGAAACAGGCGCAGCGGGTGACATACCGCCAATGGCTGATCCAAGTGCGGTTCCAAATGATCCAAGAGCATTACCAAGTATCTGTCCTTGTGCAGCAGTTCCTTGTGCCTGTATTTGGCTCTTGTCCAATAATAAATTAGCTTTCTGCTGATCAGTCATCATACCTAGATTAATAGCTGCCCCTGGATCGGTAACCTGTGTGCCTAATGGTGAAGTAAAGAATCCAGAAGCAATTTGTTCTTCAGCGCTAGGTGTGCCAAATAGGAATTGAAATGGGTCAACCTTAGTACTCTGGCGTAATCCAAATGCACTACCAATAAGATCATCAGCGCGCCTACGTCTGCGCTCTTGTTCGTCCAAGGACATTTCAGTAGCCCTAGCGATTGCGCTTGCGTCAAGTGTACGTCCTAGACGGTTACTAATATTAAGTGCGCTTTCTTCTATATCGCTTCTTGTCTGAAAATCCAATGGATCACGCGCTCTTTGCACAGCATCCAAGGCTCTTTGTGTCTGAATATTTGAAAGACCTTGAAGTGTAGGATCCTCAAGAACACCTCTTGATAATCCACCAAGTAACGCAACATCCGCAAGTTGGTTAATCTTGGCTCTATCCCTAATACCTCCAAGCGCGTCCCCAGCTAGACCAGCCCTTTGTTCTTGTAATCCAAAGAAACCAGGTATAAGCGCAGCCTCCCTGCCAAGTATTTGTTCTTGCAGATCCTGATCAAAGATACCCTCTTCTCCGTACTGTTGCTGAAGTATTTCACTAGGATCACGAAGCTCATCGTATGCACCTTGTACGCCAGCCATAGCTTGCCTAGTGGCTTTTTTTGCTTTACTACTCTGTATAGCACCACCTAATAAACTTGCTCCTGCTCCAATAAGTGCTCCTATGAATGGTTTTATCAAGCCAGCACGAACCATATAATTAAATACAGCCCTCTCGAGTGGTTCTAAAAATTTTATTAATAATTTTTTCATTAAGCTGTACGTTTCCACATATATACTACAATGTATGGCTGAACATTATCGTGAGCGCCACCTCCACCAGTAGAGCCAGAGGTCATTGTTCTGCTAGGATTAAGACTATCACCAGCAGCAGGAAAATTTACCGTCTCATCCTCACCGTTACCTCTGAGTGTAGTTGTATGAGTATGGGCGGGTATTTGGCTTGTTGTTAAAGTAATGGTCTTAGCGCCACCTGTTTCTTCTACTGAGTTAAAGTCAGAATCACCTGAATCAATACCTACAAGTACTCTACCAGCACCAAAGGCTGCCCAAGTAGTAAGACCAGTTCCACCAAATAATAAGGTATCAGGATTCGTTGATACTACCCCAATGAACACTGATCCAATGGGATAAACAATATTCATTATACCAAATCTACCACCAGTAAGTGCAGCATCATCGGATAACTTAGCGAAGTCCAAATCATCGTCCTTTACCTGCAACTGCCCACCTGATGTTACTTCAAGACCACCACCATTCACGCAAGTACCAGTACTACTAGCTGAATCAACAGCATTACCGCTTGTATCAGTAAAGTCAGCGGCATTAGCTATATTATTAAGCTTAGTAGATGTAATCTGCTCAGTAGCAGTAAATGTATTTCCGGTAGATAAAACAGGCATTTATGTAAATGGATTAAGTTATTAAGATTATAGCATTACTGTACACTACTTGTGGATCTAAATGTCTCCACCCCAGCAACCTTGACTGCTCTAAAAATAGGTAGCCCTAAAGTGTTTTCAATTTTCATTTGAAATCCGTAGGCTCTATTATTTCCTATTCTAGCTCGTATGGATACATCCTCGCCCGCTGGAATATCTTCACCCAGGTAATCACTAGCTGTTAGTAAATCAATATCTGGCTCAGAGTCAGGATTCTCCGCTATGCCAGTAATACTTACATCTGAAGAATTATCAGCACTGGACTCAAGATGTAACTCAAAATTATTCCACTTCTTGCGGTCAATGGAGTTCAATGTAAACATACGAGTAGTAGCGGATCCTTTTACGCGAGATATTTCTTCAGTGGTTGAGCCAATTTGTGTTATGACTCGATCGAACCCATCTGCCTCAGTCTCAAGTTTATGTATTCCTCCGTCAGTGTTTACTACGTAAACGCCTTTATCTAAGCCAGAACCAGTAACAAGTAAGTTAGTAAATTCAAAATTAGATCCAGTTAAATTACTGTTATCAACGCTATCTATACTTTCCCAGGATTTATTAAGGAAGTTATAAACAAGCAAAGTATTATTAACAGGTGATCCATCCGTTGGGATAGCTATGTAATAACGATTATCAAAGTAAACAGCTACGGACTTTTCGGCTGCTGCCTTATTTATTCTGTTGATTGTTTCCTGAATACTCTCAGATAAAGGCAATTCTGTACCACGAAGATTGTATCGGTCAATGAATGTAAGTCCGTATACACCGTTATCTGATAAAAATAATATTTGATTACCTACTTGAGCTACTGTGTTTTTTGCTATTAGACCTACTTCATCCGTAAGTAATTGATTACTTAGTGTCTGGACTTCTCCTTGCCCGGTTACTTGATGAATACTATTACGGTTAAAAACAATTAGTTTATCATCCGAGAATGATAGCATACCTACATTAAAATCAGCCATACCAGCATTGAAACGGAATTGACCAAATCTTTGATCATAAGTATCCGTATCCAATATTCTTGATAATATTACCTCATCAAAAATCTTTCTGTCAGTTACAGTAGTTGAGCTAGATAAATCAAAACGATAAGGAACAGCTAATCTGCGCTGGTGAACAACGCCATACTTAGGTGCTGGCATATGTGTAAAACCAAGCTCAGAAGGTAATTCTTTTATGAATGTAGGTTCATTGCTTGTAATGCTACTTAAATCAGGCGCATTGTTAGGAAAAAAGAAAAAATCATTACTGTCAATTCTGGATACAGTAAACGTGTCATTAAGGGTAAGACCACTATCACCTACAATCTTAACTTGAATAACATCACCGGACACGTATCCGTGACTTGCTTTGGTTGCCTTGGCTTCACCATTAGTTATTTCAAATGCTGTTGTTAGTTGCGCTGATGGAAGTGAAAACGCTCCCTCCTCTACAGCTGCCATTGCTGGCGAACCAGTTATGTTATTAGTACTAAGGTCAACAAACAATGCTGCATCACCTTCTCTAAATATGTACACCTTATTAAAGGCTTGTATCATTTCAACAGGGGATGATACAGTTTCTACTCCTGGATAAGCTAAATCAAATGTTGTGCTAGTATCAGATATTTTAACAGCTACTGCCTTTGTATTGGAAGCTAATATAATATAACTCTCAGAACTAGCGTTGGGATCAGAGAATATGCAGGAACCATAGACTTCATTAACAGCTGTATCGGCTAATGCAGGATTTTTTATTATAGCTGAACCACCGCTAAAAGTTACATCATTAATAGTATAATCAATTACAGCAAAAGTAATAGAAGTACTACTGGGCTTAGCTATTGCCCTAATGCTATGAATTCCATTCGTAAAGGTAGGAGCAATACCGGTAAGGGTACTAGTAACATCCGCCTTCCCTTCATCGCCAGTAGCTGTATTAACAGTAATAGCAGTAACGTCTGATGCTGTAATACCTGCTAGTGTAATAATAAGTCTACGTACAGTAGTACCATCGGACTCAGTTATTTCTTGTGTCCCGCAAGCACCGTGAGCCGCTGTTATACCATCCGTGTCACCAAGGCTTGTTCCTATATTAAAAAACGGTAAAGTTAATGCTGAAGCACCACTAGCAAGAGGAGCAAGTTTATTACTAATACCCTTCCTTGTGCTCCATTGACCATTAAGTTCCATACGGCCATTCTGACTATCCGCCAAGATGCCTGGTTTCAATTGATCCGGGCGCAAGCGATTGTTCAGCCCAACGAAACCTGAATCCAGATCCTCAAGGACTCGATCATCACCAGCTAAGTAAGTATCATAACGTGCCATTTAACATTTCCATCTTTTGAGGGCTAAGGCCTTACGAGTAGGACGACCCTTTTTGTCCTTCATTGGTCCTTTGACGCCAGCCATACGAGCGCAGAATGATTTCTTTCTAGCAAGTTTCTTTCCCTTTGGATTACTTTCAGTAACTGGTGGCTTAAGGTTAGCCCCAGTCTTACGCTTGAAGTAAGCCCTACCTGCTGCGGTTAGACCACCCTTTTTACTTTTATGTTCCTTCCTCATTAGCTTCTTACTTTTGCTCTGGGTGTATTAGCAACGACTGTTTTTCCTTTGGCACCTGCTGATTTTTTCTTCCTAGCAGTTGCTGCTCTTTCTGATTTCGATAGGCTAAGAGCCTTTCTTTTAGGCAAGCAGCGGTCAGGGTTCTTCTTGTCCTTAGACGTTCCGCAAGGTCCTTTGATGCTTCCATCAGTTCCTATACGTACCCAGTTTTGCTTCAGCCATTGTTTTAGTTGTGCCATTATCTACCCTTGCGTTTACCACCTTTAGCCTTTTTTGCATAGTTAGGATCCTTGCAGTACTTAGAAGCAGCTAGGTTAGCGTACGCGGACGGATAAGTATCAAACGTACGTCTAGCCCAAGCCTTACCTTCTGGGCATATCTTACCCCCGCTTTTTGCTTTTTTTGGCATTGTTTACGATTGATTTAAGTACCTTGGCTTGACCTGCGTGAGCCTTGGAAGCCTGTTCAAGCTTTCTTGCGACTGTTAGTATTTTTCGATGCATTACGGCTTCTTAGTTTCTTGAAGTCAGCTCCTGTAATTTTGTTACGCGGGGGCGCAACAGCTGCTAATCTTCTTTGCTTTGGACTGTATTCACTGGTTGGCATTAGCTTTCCTTGTTACGGCTTTTCTTGCGGCCATTTTTTCAAGCCTCCTTGCCAAATTTTCAGGATTAGGCTTCCTCTTAGCTATTTTCTTCTTCCCAGTTGGCTTTCTTATTGGTAGTTTATATCCCATTACTTTTTACCTCCCCTTTTTCCTCTGCTCATACCTTTTGGTTTAGCACCTTTTTTTGGCGGACGACCTACTTTACTTCCATATGTTCCTTTTCCCATTGGCATAATAACCTCCTTGTTATAATGTACTTCTTATTTTAAAGTAGCAGAATGCTACAAATCCTCCGATAATCAATGCTATCCACAATCCTGTGTCACTCATCTCTGGGATGGCTGCATTGAAACCTGTTGTTAAAATTTGTCCTGGTGCATTTACACGAACTGCCATTGACCCCATTGTGTTAGGAGTAAAGGATGCAAACACAGCAGCATAGGTAGTATCACCAGCTAGTGTTATAGTTCCCTGAAATGCTTGGCTCTCCCTGTCAAACGACTGAAAAGTATTTTCTTGGCCACCGCCAAAACCTATGCCAGCTCCATCATTGAATGCCCAGGGCTCATCAATAATTAAGTTAGCTTGCAGGTTGTCGTAAATTAGTAAAGAAGTATCCGTTACACCATTAGTAAGTTTACTTGAGTAATTATTGAACTCAAAGTCCCCAGCAGTAGTTGTAGTAAAAACCAGTGGCTCGTAGTAAGTAAGCCCACCCTCTGGATTGAAGTCCTGTACAACATTAGTATCATCAATATTTACTATTAGATCGTAGACAACGCTGTTCAGTTGTATTGCGCTCCAAGCTATGGAAGCTGTAAGAACAGCAGCTAACAGGTATTTTACTTTTTGAAGATGGAGGTACATATTGAGGCGAATTCCTTGAACATACGAGAGATGATGTTGTTCTTTGGCAAAAACATCACTACTATAGAGATTATACCAATATAGGCAAATAACATACCTAACAGGTTATCCTTGTAATTACTTATAATGTATTCAATCATATCTGGCGCTCCCCTGGACCTTCTGGTGATGCTGTTACTATATCTGGATCAATTGGTAAAATTTCTTGACTTGGCATTGACTGTGCTACACTACTAGGCTTTGTTTGTTGAGATTGTTTTGGCTCCTGCCTTGCTTCCTGCCTTGCTTCTTGTTTAGCTTCCTGTCGTGTTTCTTGTTTTGATTCCTCTTTTCCATTTTCCTCTTGTGTTTCTTCTTTGGATTCATCACTTGAACTATCATCTTCTTGAGTACTTTCCTTTGCCTCTTCCCCCTGAGCCGTTTCTTTACCTTGTTTAGTATTCTCAGATTTCTGTGTCCCCTTTTCATTGGACTTATTTTCTTGGGTGCTGCTAGCAGCTTTGTTCTGGGACTTATTTTCTTGAGTGCTGGATTCCTTGGGGCTTTCTGATTTAGGTTCAGCAGGTGCTACCTTTGCTTCAGCCTTAGCTACCTCCGCCTTTACTTCCGCTACCTTGGCTTGCATTACCTGTTGTCCCCATACATTCACAGCATCGAAGTTCACGATATTCTCAACAAATGCCGGAAAGCCCAAGCGTTCTTCTACAACGTCATTCGCTACACTGGCCACAAAGACCTCAGTCTGATCCACAGCTATGTTTGTCTGCGTTACAGCAGCTGTACTTACAGCGACCGTTCCAGCAGCTCCTAACTGACTTACCTTGTCAATTATTGGCAGATCCTTGATCCTGCCTAGAAGAGACTTTTTAGCTTGCTTTGAGCCTTCTTTAGCAAGCTTGAGGGCTTGCTCAGCATCTTCCCGACTAGGGCCTTGGCTTTTACTGCCCAGGACTTCATTAAGAGAATCGCGGAGTTCAGAGAGTTTTTGTTTAGCAGTTTTGTTATCCATTTTAGGGGCGAACAGAGGGAACAAACATTTTTGAGTTTTTTACATATAAAGCACTTAGTCATATTATTTTACTGATGATGATCCGAAGTAGAAGCCAACTATGGCTAATACAGTTTGCCGTATCTCTGGTAGTATAACATATCCGTGCAAGGTCTGGTACGAAGTACCTTTTATGAAACCGAACCACTTGCTGTACTCGCTTGCTACTGTTACACCTTCGTTGCTGTGCGCTAGGATAAATGGTGCAATTATTACACCAAACAAAACTGTTACTACTATTACTCTACGAACCCAAGCACCACCATCTCCTGTACGTTTTGCTGCTGCATCTGCACTGGCATCCATTGCCTCCTGTTTCTTTATGAGGTTACTTACGTTGTTCTGTTGAGCAGTAACCATTGTACCAATCAGTTTGAACAAGAAGCCAGAAGCTCCTCCGCCAAGCATAGCTATAAGCTCAGTAGTCATCTTTTCTTTCTGAATATGTAATAATAAGCCGTAGCCAGTGAAGCCACTCCACCGCAAAGATAAGCGATGGCTTGAGCCATAGCACTTACGTCAGCCATATTGAATGCAGTCAATTCGGCTAGGAGGACTAACCCCCATATTTGACCTTGTGCTATGATGTGTTCTTCCATTATTCTTCGTCAGGTGGTACAGGGTTATAGGATGGTACTGTCTCCGTTTTCTCAACATCCGACAGTTCGTAGTTAGTAACGTCCAAAGCAAAGTTGCCTTCTAGTGTAGGCTGAGGTGCTGTTAGCCAGCGTGTACCCTTGCCTTGAGTCCAATAAGCGAACTTCAATAATGTACCTTCTTGGTCAGCCCTAGTATTGGCATCTTCTTCAGTTGTGTATATTAAGTACAGCATTAGTAAATTAAGTAATGTTCGTTTATTTTTGTTGCTACTGTAGGTATTTCTGTAATGTTATCTCCAGCGTACAAGAAGCATTCCTTACATACTCCTTTACTTGATCTTTGGTAGTGCGCACTAGCACCGCCATAAGCACCGAACAAAGAAAGTGCTTGATCTTCTCTTACGTCTAAGTCAGCGGATTGTGTTTCAGTATCCCCAGAACCATTTACGTTTACAGTAAAATCTCTATTATCGGCACTACCATACCATATTACATCAGCATCCGAGTTTAAAGATGTAGCATTTGACGTCTTATCTGGACTTAAACCGTTTCTTTCATTTACTAATTTCCAACTATCAGTCCCTGACTTAACAACCTGAAGAGACACACCACCTGACTGATAACCTGAAACCCCTCGTCCTCCACCCCATACTACTGCATCATTAGAAGGGTTAGGACCTTCTAATACAGTACCAACATAAATTAAACCTAACTTAGAGCCAGCTCCAGAAGCCCAATCATCTGTACCAAAGTTAGCTGTAGTACCATCTGTAGAGACTCGCAAATGCATCATATCAGTATTGCTAGTAGCTTCGTTTGATTTTACTCCATTTAAAAATACACCATTTTCTACAATCAATGGTTGATTAGTAGCAGTTGTTTGAATCAATGGTCTATTGTTACCTGATTGGTCATACCAAGTCTCAACAAATCCGTTTACTGTTGGTGGATCAGCAGCAGTTGGTATTGCGGTAATACCGTAGTGAACAGCCATATTGGCTTCAAATGCACCTCGGTTGTCTGTTTGGTCAGAATCAATTACAACAAGTTCAGATAATTGATTATCATAATAATTAGAATCAGCAGTTCTGTGCCTACCTAAAGTTAAACCTACTAAATTATTTGAACCAACATTTTGATTCTCCATAACATTACTAGCATTAAAGAAAGCATTTGAACTAGCTCCGTTTATAATAGCAGTAAAAATAAAATCAGATGGCTGACTATCTAAGTCAGCACTTGTTGCAACAACAGTACCATTACTTAAATCTATTACTCCGTCAGTACCAATTTGAGCAAAAGCTGTTGTAGATGTGTCACCATCTATTATTTGTTGTGTAGCACCAGCTTTTTCTGCATTAGCTTTAAATATAAACGAATACGCTTGAGTGGCTGAAAAATTATCAGCTACCAAAAAGTTGCTATCAGATGTAGTAAACTTAACTGCTGGCTTTGATTGACCATCAACAAGCAAAGAACCATTACTAACAACCTTTGGTTGATTAGCAGCAGTAGCCTGTATAGCGTGATTACCAGTTGCTGTACTGCCAGCTTGGTCACTTACACTTTGGTCGTACCAAGTACGGACTAATCCGTCACGGCTGAATGAAGCCAAGGTAACTCCATAATTAGTAGCAATGCTTTCTTCGATTGCTCTGCGTTTTTCTGATTGATCGGAGTTATAAATTATAATCTCATTAATTGTGCCAGATAAAAATGTAGCTGCAGAGGTGCCTCCATTTCTATTACCAATTATAAAATCACTTGACCCTGCTGAGAAGTTATATGTCCCTGCATCCGTCATAGTGCCAGAACCATTTACCAATAAACCAGCATCGCCATTATTGTAAACAGCTGATAATAAATTTTGACCTGCTGAACGAGGAATATTGTCCAAGGTGGCATCACTTTTATTAGTCAAAGTAAATTTAGTTGCAGAGGCATAAAGAGAGCTACCATTGGATGCTGAAGCATTACCATAAAGATACCCAGCCTCAGAACCATCTGCTGCTACAGTCTGAACACTGAATGCACTATAAGTTCCACCTGACGCTGCTGAAATGATTGGATAATCACTTGCTGAAAGTGAATCAGTACCATTAAAAAGTAAACCACCTGCTGCATTTAAAGAGCCAGAACTTACAATCTTGGGCTGACTTCCAGGAGTACCCTGCGTTGCGTTTTTGCCGTTCCCTGATTGGTCGTACCAAGTAGTAACAAATCCGTCATTGCCTGAACCAACAAAACTAACAAGATCACCATTAGTAATACTATCAGCTGTAAAGTCCCTTGTAGTATCATCCGAAGAACGTCTTACGTTTACTACTGGACCTTCGTAGGTAGAACTAAGTTTACGCAGGGAGTAAGCTGCTGCTGCTGAACCCTGTACGTCCAGAGGTAGGCTTGAGGTAAAGCTCTCGTTTACAAAGGATAATAGAGTACCATCCGTAACTTCGTCAGCGGTGAATGACTTAATAGTACCATCTACATTCCTGCGTACCTGTACAACGTACTTACCACTAGCTGGTACAACAGTATCTGCATTCAAAGGAGCAGCATCATTAGCAATAGTAGCCTGACGATCTCCTAGGCTACGCAAGGAGTAAGCTGCCTTCGCTATAACGAAGTTACCATCTCTGTTACCTGATCCACCGGAGTTCAGTTCACGAACATCCAAGGGCTTTATTACCTGGCGGTTGCACCATTCTGGTATATAAGGAACCGCTAGGGCTGAGAAGTCCTGCTCCGCATTATCACTGTCCCTACGTACACGGACAACTGGTCCGTTCATAGCTCCTACGTCCCGGAGGGAGTAAGCTGCTGCTGCTCCACCGAACTTCTTACCTATACCTAGATCAGTATAAGCATCCGCGTAGCCACTAAGAATGTCCCAAGCACCACCGAGGTTGCCCTTGAGCGCGTTCTCAGCGGAACCTAGAAGTTCTGATGACATTAGTCCGTGAACTCAGATGCGTGAATAGTAGCGTTAGTGCTGGTGTCGTTAATGATCAACATAGCAAGCGCTGTTTCTTTGGCGAACGTATAGGAACGACCAGCGAACAGTATGTGGCCAACTGAAGTAGTAGGCGCTACGCCATCAAATGTTACTCGAACATCTGCTACTTGTACATCCAGTACTATGTATCTTGTAAGTGAATTAAATGCAGCGGAGTTACCTGCTGCTACTGTTGTTCCACCTGTTCCAAATAAATCACCTGAACTGCTGTCGGTTGTTACTTGTCGATCACCTACACCAGGCGTTGGCTTCGGATAAAGGTTAGTTGCTCTTGAATTAGGCATAGGTATATTTTATCTTGAGTGTCAACGACTCTGGCGATTTACGTAAGTCGAGAATTTGTGGTTAATGCTGTTGTTATTGGAACGAATATCTATCTTCTCTAGTTCCGTAAATAGGAATCCCTCCGCTAGCTGCTCCTCAGTAAGAGCCTTGCCGTGCTGTCCATCCATACGTAAGAAATCCGCATAAGAGGCGTGCGCTAAGTAATTGAAGAACTCCAAGGGTACTTTATCAGCAGTATTTGAAGTAAATTGTGCTTCAGTAGTAAAGGTGTCCGTAGCAAAAAGTGTTAGTTCTTTTTTGTAAGTAACAAATGCTTGGTTATCAACAGTTGATGTAATATTTAATATATTTGCGCCAGTACCGTCCACAAAGAAATCGTACTCCACGCGGGATAAGTTCAAGAAGGCACGCTTGCGATGAATACGTATGAACTCAGATATGCTATCCCTTCCTGTCTCATCATAGGGCACTAAGTTCTTGGGTAATACAGTAAGTACATCAGAAGCACCATCCCTAGCAGTAAATGTTTCTACATCCTCTAGCTTGTCCTTCTTGTTAGTATCCGCTTCAGTAAATTGAGGTGTACCTGGTGTACTTACAGTAATTGTGCCTGTACCTGCATCAGTTGCTGTTACTCCACCGGTAGCTACTACCCAAGCATCAGAAGTATTTTTGTAAATTATTACACTTGATGTAGTAATACCTTCGTACACGTTTGTACCAGCCTTGGTATTTGTGCCAGTACTTTGACCAAGTAACTTGTAGTTCTGATTTACTGTTGTGCTTGTACTAGCAGTAGCACCGGATAATGTATAAGCATTAATATCCCTTGCCTCTGAACTAATAAGGTAACGTGGCCAAGAGGGGCTAGTATTATAAGCCTGGCTGTAGCGGCGGTTGATTAAATTACCTACTCGTACAGCCTCAGCATTTTGAAATGTGTTAACACCAGCTAACGCTTTTATTAAAACAAATAAGTCTTTATAATCCCTCTCTTGCATTAGGCTTTATTTGGGCTAAGGTCAGTGAATTTTTTATTGTAATACTGAAGAAATTTTTTGGAGTGAATCTCCTTGTGTCCATATTTTTTTGTGAGCCTAAAGAACTCACGTGCCGGCATAGTAGCTACGCACTTACCTAGGACTGGGTGCGTCTTGCCTTGTTCTTGTTTGGCTTCCTTGCGAGCTTGTGCTACGCGATCCTTCTCTGTTCTTTTTTCTATCTCGAATCCGCGCTGAATCTCGCGCATAAATGCACGATCAATCTCACCGTCCGAATAACGAGGTAATTTTGTAATAATATTCATAATAAAAAAGGAAGGGGGAGCTGATGCTCCCCCCACCAGAATTATTTAGCCTCGTGAGAAGCGTAGTGGATCAAACACGCGAACAGCGATAATAATCTCACCTGCAGTTGTATTAGCAGTAGTTCCGCCAATTTTGTAGATGAGGTTTTGCGCTGCAGCTGCTTCGCCTACTGGTTCAGCTCCACCAGCAATAGTGGTGTTACCTGAAGCTTGAACAAAGCTTGTGCCGGTGTTGTACTTCGGTGTGCCGTCAGTACCATCAACGTCAAAGCTGTCAATAAGCGTATCATCGTCAGTGCCTGTACCAACCTCAAGAGTAAGGTCAGTTGCTCCAGTAATTGCTACTGATTCAACAGCACAAGCAACGTCAACAGCTCCGCCTACTGGGATTGATCCCCAGATGGTTTGGCTGTTGCCGGACTCAATGATGTCTTGAGCAGTAAGCACGAGAACGTGAGTGAAATCACCAGATGCTTCGTTTACAGTTAATTTAGCCATAGTATTTTACCTTCTAATTAGTCAAGATCGGTAATCTTACCGTGAGCTTGTGGGTGATAGACTCCAAGTGTTAGAGCGCAATCAACGAACCCGCGCTCACCGCCACCAAGATTTGGTAAACGTGTGCTTCCCATTGGGATAAGTTCGTGGATGCCAACGTACTCAGGGTTAATGAGATAACCTGCGTCACCTGTAGTAGTGCGGGCGATGCCAGCAGCTGAGAAGGCGGATGGGTTAGCATTAACGATGGATACGATGCCGTGATCGGATTGATA